GATGCTCGAAGTTATAACCAACTCCCCTTCTAACACGTAGAGCTTTGTTGACCTCAAAGATATTCAAAACTTCTACAGTATCATCAGCTAGACCATCTTCGCCTCGGAGGATAATAGATGAACCCACTGAGATAGTATCACTCAATGAATTAACAAAGATATCAAATACACCGGGGAACAATGAGCCCTCGAATGGCGCATATAGTGACATTACACCACTGCTAACACCAACGGTGGGACTTCCGGCTAGGTTTGTTAGGGATGCACTTAGACCACTAATGGTTACGACATCACCATCAAGATATTCATGATTACCTTCGACGTAGATGCGAACTTCATCGGGATTACTTCTGACAATAGATGTTTTTACCTTATCGTATGAAAGGGTAGTCTGTTCCATACGCTCGACAGGAACACCATTAATCCTGGAGATTGTAGAGATTACGATATCCTCATCAGTTTCAAATCTAGCGATATCGCCCACTGCATAGCTCTGACCAGCACCAACGACGGTGATGTTGTCAACAGGTCCTTCAGTCAATACAGTAACAATGGCACTCTGGTCGTCAGTTAGATAAGACTGGTCAATGAACTCACTACCAATAAATGGATTGCCAATAGCATATGGGAATGTATTCCTGTAAATTGGCTTATCATTTAGATTAAAGTCCTGAGTTAGGTTACTATCTTCCCTCTGGGCTTCATCGCGGAAAGAATTACCAATGAAGTATGGGAAAACGGGGGGCTTCTCGTTGGAGTCCGCTGAGTTATCTACAGTAGCGAAGTATGCATAAACACCATTGGGGAATTCTGGAGTTCTGCAATATCTACCATTGTGGATGTCCAAATCACCTGAATTGTCAAAGACGTAGTCATCAATAAAGTATCCAATGGGATACTCTCTCTGTCCAGGTCTTCCTTCAATATTTGATGAATCCAATGAGTATGATGGAATCATCGCACGGATGCTTGAGTTAGAGTTGTCAAAGACATCGTATCCAAATGGTCCGTAGATTGGATTACCATCTCTAGCCCAACCAATAATCGGAGAGTGCTCATTTCCATTATCAGAGTAAACATTCTCTCTGATAATTCTCTCATAGCTCAAGATGGAATATGAGTTTCCAGATAGAGACTCAAATCCACTTCTCTCAACTTCATTGATGATAAGCTGACGAATATTCGCTTGGAATAGTGCTTCCGCATTAGAATCAATAATCTCAATATATGACCTTTCGTCATAGGAATATCCGGGATTAATGATTACTACATCTGTAATCTTACCATTCTCAGTGACGGCACGCAAAACAGCACCAATACCACTTTCAGTTGGGTCTACCAACCTAAGGATGGGTGATTCACTATAGTTGCTTCCTGGGAATAGAATCTGCACACCAGCAAGTGAACCTTTACTGATGAATGAGTTTAGTCTAGCACCTTCTCCAGTTTGAGCGGTTACTGTGGGTGAGTTCTGGAAGTTAATTAGAGTTGAACCGTAGAAACCTGGATTTCTTAGATATACTTCATCAATAGAGCCACGGATAATAGGTGTTCCTACTACAACTGGATTTGATGTTGATGAAGAGGATACTTCAATAGTACACTTAATTTCTGGGTAAGAGAAAATATGGCTAGCGGAAAGACCGCCAGTATTGTTGAAGATGATATAATCGTTACGGTCTAGATTAAATGTGGGGTTATCACCTGGACCAACATCACATAATCTAAAGCTATTTTCATCAATACTGATGACTAGGTATTCTTTATTTCTCTGTAGTGGTGAGATTGGGTTCCTAATGCCTCTATAGACAATAGTTTCACCAGTACTGAAGCCATGATTATCAATTAAAATAGCATTCTCTACGAATGAGACTTGGTCTCTGCCAAATATAACTAGCTCGCGATTGGAGAAGATGCCACCATCATTTATAATCCTAGCACCAACAATCTGGGGCTTTAGTGTCGTCTCAAATGACTGGAATCCACCAGCAGTTTCAGACTGAGAAATTCTAACTGTATTGATTCCGACGATAGCATCGCTTTCGGATTCATGTAGCTGAATAGTTACGCTATTAACTAGTGATGGGTAGTATAGACCACCATTACCCAATAGAGCGCCGTTATCCAACTCAATACTATCCTGACCCCTGTTATTGTATGTTAGGGGCTCACCTGCTCTTAAGTTATGAGCAACGGGGAATGAGATAGTATCTTCATCGGGGTCCACTCCACCACCAAAGCGGAGGTCTCTGGCATCAAAATTAAGCACCCTACTGCGCTGCTCAACCTGAGCCTCAGCTGATGCTCCAGGACTGTTACCACCTGTTACGGTAATACCAAATACTTCACTAATATCGAAATCCTGTGGGTCTACTAGAATATCAAGTAGCTTACCAGTCATTGCAACAGAAACCTGAGCAGAACGCCCAATTCCTGGAATAGATGAATTATCAACAATAACGGATGGGGGTGAAACTACACTATAGAAGTCACCACCATTAACAACATTAATGGAAGTTAGGGGACCATAGTAGAGTCTATCCAAACTCTTAGGAGTAGTAATCTCAACTCCGTTGGTTAGAATAGCAATAGTCTCATCTTCATCAATTTGCTTTAGGTCATCGTTGATTGTGGATGAAGAAGTTCTTTCAATGGGAATAGTAACATACTTTCTCTGACCATTGATAGTTCTGTCACTCTGACTAGCTAGAGTGAAGAAGTGCTGACCAGGAGCTTTTGTTAGAGTTAATTCGATGAAGTTATCACTTCCAATGAATGAAGGGGAAGCATATAGTCTAAACTTCTTTCTGGAAATAACTTCAACAACATATGAACCAACATCACAAATTGGCTCAGCTCCACCACCAACTGAATATACAATTCTCTCACCAGTACCAAATTGTAGGTCTTCAGGTACAACTACAGTAGAGTAAGTATTTTCAATTGAGTTATAACCATCTAGGTTATTCTCCTTGATATCAGTAATAATGTTCTCAGCTAGCTTTGATTCAATATCGTATGAAGGTAGTGAGTTTGTAGCAACATATAGTGAGCCATCATAGCTTGTGGCATCATATAGGTTCAATACGTCAGATAGAACTGAGTTGTTACCATAACGAATAGCTGCATTTCCACTGTTACCATACTTTTGGTTTCTACGTAGGTCTAGGGGAACGTTGTTAGGTACACCTGTAATATCTTCAACTGTGATAGTAGCTAGGTCATAATCAACCCCAGTAACTAGTCTGTTGGATACGTATTTGGTATTTGTTCCTGCCTGTAGAATATCTACAGTGTCACCCACATTGATAAATGCCTTATCCAAGTATGCGTTGTTGATTGAGAAGGTAGTACCACTTAGTTCGATAACCTCAAATCTAACAGAAGTATTGTAGATTAAGCTGTTAGCAACAATTTCCTTTAGCGAAGGCTCATTTCTCTTCACTCTCTCACTAAGGATGTTGTTGCCTAGATTCTCCACCTGAATGGTTTCATCAATTGTGACGATTTCTGGGTCTACGTCCAACTCAACATCATTTAGGACACCTTGCATTAGAAGCTTGACTTCCTCGCCGTCATCAGAGGTTCCCTCTAGGAAGATGTGCTCGGTAATGATATCACCGGTCTTGATTGTCTTACCTTCGGTTTCGCAAGTAACACCCCAGAACTGGTTTACACTCCTAGTCTCATATTTGAAAACAGTTCCATCTATAGTGATAAACTCATTGTTATCTTGGAATCCAATTGTAGTATCGACGGTTAGAGTCTGATTACCATCTACCCAATCAACATGGGCTTTTGTTCTACCAGGAACAGTAAAGCTCTTTCTCTCGTCTGATAGCTCTTCGTTTGATACGAAGAATAGGATTTTGAAGTATAGCTCTTCATTCCTCACAAAAGGCTCAATCTGGCTAACTGAACCGAATACATTGGCATTAGACTGCTTTACAGTCTTACCGAGTAGCTTAGTTGGATTTCCCTGAATAGGAATAACAACAGAATAATCAGCTCTGCTGAACTCGGAGACTGAAGGCTTGATTAGATATTGCTCTAGGTCAATGACAGTTGGGTCTTCGCCATACAATACTTTGAATAGAATCTTGAAAGACTCTTCACTACCCTTTGATTGGAAGAATGAGCGGACATTCTGAATCCAAAGAGCAGCATTTACATCAGAAGATGTTGTGATGTCTTCAAAGCCAGGAGCAAAGGTGAACTTTAGTTTGTTATAGAATTCTTGTAGGAATAGGATACTTAGGTTTGTTACTGAAGCATCAGCGCTGTGAGAGGCTGCTGTAGTCGCTTCAAAGACCACGTGAGAGGGGTCGTTGGGGCTTTCATGTGCGGTGATGCCAGAGAAGCCTCTAATGGCTCCAGTGAAGGAGTTTGTTGTAATGCCAGTATAAGTAATAATCTCATCATCAACCTTCAAGAGACCCCACTCATTAGGGAATCCCTTGGTTGTATTTACCTTGATGATGGTATCATCTTCACTAATATCTTCTACTAGTTCAATATCAATAGCGGTATTATCAGCTAGCTGCTTTAGGTCTAGGTACTGATCTAAATTTGAAGCAAGGTCAACTGCACCCCCCTGAAATTCCTGGGAGATGTAAAATTGCTTCAGAAAGTCATCAGTTAGCGGACTATCAGAAATAATAAATTCAGGGAGTTGAGAAGCAACGATATCTTGGATCTTTACTCTCACATCAAATCCAGTACCAATCATGCTGTATACCTAAGATGTTACCTTGTTAACCGTGTATTAGAGTAACTTGGGGTTACTGAGAAGCCGACTCCTGAGATTTGCTCACCGCTGGAAATCGTATCCCTAACCATATTTATCTTGCTATCAGAAACGGCAAATGAGACATAAAGGTCCTTTAAACCAATGATATCATTGGAAAGTGGGAACGCCTGAATCTCAATTACGTTGTCTGGCTTGATGGTGTCACCAAAGCGAATTGTGTTGATGGTGATTTCACCTTTAGTATAGTTAACTTCGCCAGCATTAGCTACGAGAGTTGTAATGTTATCATCAGTCTCATTAATACTGAAGATGAAGAGTGTGCCCTTTCCGCTACCATCTAGATTTCCATTTTCATCCTTATTTGGAGAATCACCAAAATAAACAGTTTGAGGAAGACCAATTAGTTTGAAGCCGCTACTCTTGATGTTCTTACCAGCGGGGTCGATTGAGAATTGATTACCAAAGCATAGTTCATACTGAGAGAACTGTGTGGTAACAGCACTCAAATTCCTACGCATAATTACGCGGGTAATGTTTGATGTGATTGCCTTATCAGTGTCGTCAATGACTTTCTGAACTTTGGAGTACTTGAACCTACCACCAAACTGGTTTAGGTCAACTGAAGTTGCATATGTGTTTAGTGAGCTGATAACAGATGTCTTTAGAGTTGCACCATTTGAAGTTAGATTATCATCATAGTAGATTGATGACTCAAGCTCAACAAATAGAATTTTTAGGTCAACTAGGTTTGGATTAATACCAGCAATGGAATACTGCTTAAGACCATCGCGAATTAGCTTCTTCTCAAATTCACTAATTGCTAGACCATTTGATGGCTTGATACTAATGAATACATTACCGAACTTGGGTGGGTCTAACTCTTCACCACCAACTACAGACACACTTTCGGTCTTGGGATAGATTTGCTTAATGATTGCCTCGTAATCATTCCCAGTTACAGCTCTATATTGAGCACTGTAAAGTTTGGGAGCATAATACTTAATACTAGAGACGTTCTCAATGTCACTGCCATCTCTAGCGGGCTCTAGGGTGTTTATTCTAACGGTATTGGCTGGTGGCACCACTGCACCCAAAGAAGTCGCTAGAGAGCCTTGGAAGGCGAACTGAGAGGGTCCATTGCCATCAGCACCATCTGTTACGATATATGTCGCATCAATGAACTGACCATTACGAAGAGACTTGCCAAAAATGCCATCACCAAATAGCAATTCATACTTCTCTTGCTCAATCTCATTAATGAAGTAGATTTCGCTATCAGAATCAACTCTGATGATATTAGCAGCTCTAGCCCACAAGTTTCCGGCAGTTACTTCATTCTGCTCACGGATACGTACGATTAGAGTACTATAGTCAATATTTGAATTATTAATAATGAATCTCTGGTCTAGAGAACCATCATACTGGTATGTGTTCTTTAGGAAGGTTCCCTGGAATATCTCAATTGGCTCTTCGTCTGTACCAAACTGGGCAAATCCATCAACTACATTTGTAGTAATATCTTCTGGGATGGAGAAAACATAGTTTGTATTGTCAACCTGCCCTACAGCCACTAGACCGGCTTTTAAGGTCAATGTGGGCGTCTCTGCGGCAGTTTGTACTCTAAAGGATACTCGGGCTGTTGCAGCCTTTTTTGAGCGGGGTAGATAGCCAATATTGCTGGCAAGTGATACTACGTTTCTACGTACAGTCGCCGAATCCAAAAAGGACTCATTGACAATCATATTTGCGTTTACTGAATTGATATACGCATTGTAGGCAAGAGTATCAATAAGTACACTAAAATTAGACCCATCAAAGTCAAAGTCCGAGAAATTAGAATTAGCTCGAAGATAGTCTTTGATAGATTGTCTAATCTGATCATAGTCAAGATTGGTAAACTTAGTGAAAGCCATTACCTAGTTGCCTCTAGAACAAAGGTGAATTCTTGTGCTGGGAACTCCTGCCCAACGATTTCATAGTTTACTGTGACGCTAAGCTCATTTCTATCGGGAAATGAATTAACATCAACAGATACGTTATCAACTCTAGGTTCGAAATTTCTAATTGATTCTTCAATCACCTCAGCAAGACCAACTTCAGTCTGGATACTGGATAGTTCAAATAAAGACCCCCTCACATCAGAGCCAAAAAGAGAATCAAAAAATTTTTCACCTGGAATAGTCTGAACAATATTCTTAACGGATTGCTTAATAGCATTCTCATTAATAAGTACAGGGATATCTCTCGTTACAGGATGTGGCTTGAACGAGAGACTAATATCCTTAAATGATCTAGAAATGCGTTGATCAGCCATTTCAAACGACTATTTAGTTTTATTTATGGCTGATATTATTACTAGTTTTTCTCGGCTTCCTTTTCAGCCTCTTCCATTTTGGCTTTTTTCGCCAATGCCCGGTCAAGAGCACCATAATCAGTAACCAAAACTACACCTGGAACGCGATCTACTGGTCTTCCCATGAAATTAGTCCTAAAAACGACGATTTAGAACTTTTAAGGGGGTTACTATCCCCATTATTTACTATTTTATGTAAAAACCCAGTCTGTTATAGTCTTCAGACTCGACAAATTTGTAATTTTTCGGAGGATTTACTTCTTCGCCCTTCCAAACGGGAATTGCGATGTCATTTCCCCAAACAAAATCGGGATTTTTTCTCAAATGAACCTCAATTAGGTTCCCTCCGATGGTTTCGATGTTAATTGTACCATACTTTTCTTGAATTCTCTCAAAAATTACCGGAAATTTGATTTCTCGGTCGATTTTTGACCAATATTTCCACCTTGACTCTTCAGATGAGCTTAGATTTTTCTCTTTTACCCCCAAAACAGTCAAAATTTGATGTCTCTTGTAAAAATCGGTAGAAATGTGTTCGCCAAAAAAGTACTCACACCACATTTCTCCTGGATTTCCGTAATTTTCAGTTTTATCCTCGGGGTTTAACCATATTTTACGGGCATTTCTACCCATACCGAGGAAAGTTACGATAGGTTTAATGATATACCAACCCGAAATAGGAACCGGGGCTCCAATTGGTCCGCAACTGTGTCCTAACAATGACGCAACTTGTAGTTTGTTATAAACCCAAAGGTCGTTAGGTGATACCGATAGATATTCTTCTAATACTTCCATAGTGACTTATAAGACACCTATGGGTATTTAGGCTGCGGGGCGAAGCCCAAAGGGTATTTAAAAGGGTTAGTATTTTTTTTCAAAAAAAATGGACTCATAAGAGCCCAGTGGAATCAGCCACGTCCTTGACCACGATAGCGCTTCTGACGACCGCGACTGGGAGTGGGGGAGAGCTTAGTGCGGTTAGAGCGTCCTTGACGAGTCTTCTTACCAGCCTTCTCGATCTTTACCTGGGTCTTGCCGAACATGTGTTACTCCTTAATGTATGTAATGTGGGAAATAGTTGATGGGTCTGGATAGCCCACCTCATAATAAGC